GGATCTATTATTAGCCAGGAAAATGAGTTCTTGTTTGACTCTATTTTTTTCGTTCTCGATTTCGATAAGTTGTTGTTTGATCTCAAGCTCTTTGTATTGCAAATCTCGATATTTTCCAGATGATTGAACCCATTCTTTAGAATTGATTTCTTCAGCTTCTTTATATGAAGGGGATGGTGGATCTTTTCTTTGAACTCTGTCCCAGAACTCCATTTCTTTTTCAATGAGTCGAATAGTATAGTCATTATCTTTTTTAACCTTAAAGATTGTAAAGTCAGAGTCAGAAACATAACTCATATAGTAGCATTCAGATAGCCCAGTTACTTCCATCTGATGTTGCAATTGAGGCATATACTTTTCAGGTACAATTTCCTTTTTTGCAAGATTATGATCTTCTCGACCCGGACACTTTATCTCAACTAAACATTTACCTTCCAGTTCAAATCCATCTAAGCTCGCAGACATCCAAGAATGATCAGGATGGACTAATACCCTAGGGGTCATGAGATAACCCGTCTCAGCCTCAAATAATGCAAGAGCTTTAGGTTCCAGCTCAATACCTCGTCTCATCGAATAGTTTGAACTGGAAAGAGATTCTTTTGGGTTGGTTTTTTCATGATAAAGCTGCAAAGAAGTTTTCCAAGGACTTACTCCAAAAATTATCGGAGCGTCACTTGCCCCGATATGGTTTCGTCTAAATTCGTGCCATTCAGCACTTCTTTGTTCAAGATGCATCATCTTTTTCCTCAAGTATTGATTGTTGATATTCAGAGCTCTTCATCAAGAAAGCTTTTTTTGTGCCCTCGTAGCAAGAAAGTGGAAGCATGGAAAGAGATTCTATTTTCTTCTCTTTTACTAACCTATCATTGAATCTGATTTGGAATTCAGGAGAACATAAAAGTAGTAATGACTCCAACTCAGCACATTGTTCTTCAGATATGGTTGATTCAGATTGGATAACTTCTTCATAGGCAACTGTTTGCATGGAATTCTTTTCTGCTTCAATAGCTGATGAAATTTCACCTTCAACATAACAACCCTTAATTACATCCGCAAAAAGCTGTCTTGCTAATCTTGTCAAAGCTCGAGCAAAAAGCATGTCATCAGGGTATTTCTCCCATACATTTTTATAGATACCAGCCATCTTAGCCTCTTTAATGCTAAAGCTTGCTGTCCAGGTATCACCATTGTCTGACCTCTTTCCTTTTAGAATGCAAATTTCTGAAGTAGATTTTTCATCTTTTATGATGCTATGACCTTGATTCCGAATCATATAATTCATGGTATTTGCTGAAAGTTCAACTTTTCCATTTACAAAATACATAGCTCCATTAAGTGCATCTAAAGGATTTAATCCAATACTTCTTGATTTCTGTACAATTGTGTAAATCCCTACCTCACCCATTTTAGCGTAGTGAGGGGTTTTCATAAGAGCAGCACACATTTTCTGAGTTTGCTCAATTTCTTTTAAAGATTTAGAAAATTCATCTTCATGTTGTAAGGATAAAGTCATGATTAATCTCCGTAAGTTTCGTAGTATTTTCGGTCTTCCCAATCTTCTAATATTAGCTGCGTCATTAGTTTGAAATCATCATTAAGGGCAGCTATATGCTTGTCATTTAGGGCTAGTTTCTTTACTATTTCCAAGGCTTGAGGAAGCTCATTCTCGTAGCTGCAAGCAATGGTTGCCGCCATTGCTTCAGCGTAGAGAGGATCAATTACCCTGTAAAGCCGCTTTACAGCCTCTGCTTTATAGTCTTCCATTTGAGATTCAATATACATATCTGTTTCTTGTTTTCTAGTAAGTTGTTGCATATATTCCTTTGCCATTTCAGCTGGGGTTAAAAACATGTTAATCTCCTATAAGCATTAGTAAAAATGTAGTGCATATAATTAAAATAAGTCCTGTTACAGTTTTTAAGTAATCATTCATCGGCTTCACTATCCTTATTCAGTTTAAGTTCTAATAACTTCAAAAGTTCTCTTTTGGTCATTTCCTCTTCATAATCATCAAAATCCTGTGGTCTCAAAGCTTCAAACCACTCCTGGTCCATTTTTCCTCCTTGACAGAATCACATCTCACGTGTTGTAATCACGTATATATTGCAAATGTAACATGCTGTTATCATTTTGTGCAACATGAAAGATTCAAAAAGGATGGATTAATGAAATTAAAAGACTGGATGAAGGAGAATCGTTGGAGTGTTAAAAGTTTTGCAGAACATATTGGAGTGAGCCGACTAACCATTGATAGAGCCTTGAACAAAGTCAAAGGCACTTTAACTATTGAAACGATGATGATGATTGAAAAGTCGACTAATGGAAAGGTCAAATGCAAAGATCTATTTCCAAGGCAGGAAGAATCGAAAGAAAAAAAGAATAAGAAAAATAAAGACAAAGAAGAAAATAGCGCGAAATAAACAGAATAGGTTGATATTTTTTGATAACGCATCGTAAATTTCTTTAAAAACTTCATACATATTTTTTAAATTACTGTATTTAGATTTTTATTCAAATAAATATTTAAAGAACTGGGTAGAAATTCAAAAAGATAGGGCAAGGAATTTAGGGGAATGAGATTAAAATAATGATTTTAGTTTACGTGAATTTAAAGAGAATGTTAAAACTATTCCATAAACCCAAAGCAATAAAAAACCTTAAATGATACTATCTTTTGATGAATTAATGCAACTATTATTATGCGGTAAGATCGATTACTTCACTTATGGAAAGCATTGCTACATGAGATCGGATAGGTTGTTTTAGGTGTATAAGTCTAGCCTAGAAAAAAACTTCTCTAGGCTAGCCAGAAATTGTCAGACTAAAATTGCCAGGAACAAAAAGAAAAATCATTAAGATGATTTGTCATTTAGGGTTATTTAATTAATATCTACTTTAATTAAATAAAAAAAGGTCATTAAACTCAGCAGTTTATGATCTAATCTTAAATTTTTCCGACAATTTCTGCAAACAAAAAGAAAAAGTTTACAGGAGAAATTTATGTCAGACGAAAAAAAATCAATTTGCAGAGTAGTCCACAATAAGAACTATACAGTAGTAAACAACCACATTTGCAAAGACAACACAATATCATATAAAGCTAAGGGAATTTGGTTATATGCCTTTAGCCGGCCCGATGATTGGCAATTTTATGAATGTGACATAGTTAATAATAGCAATGAGGGAAAAGATTCTATTAAATCTGGATTAAAAGAACTTGAAGAAGCAGGTTATTTAGTTAAAGAAAGACGAACCAATCAGAAACATCAATTTATTGGATGGTCATATACATTTTATGAAGTTCCCAATGAAATTAAAAAAATGTTTCCGAAAGCGGAAAAACCCTATGTCGGGAAAACCTTAGATCGGGAAAACCCGCCCCTACTAAGTACTGAATTATTACCAAGTACTGAAGAACAACAACAAAAGGACATATCGCCTGACGGCTCTGTTGTCGCTTTTCAAGAAATGCTAAAAAACACAGGGCTATCCACGAAAGATAAAGCCTCCATTATGAATTACGCATTAAAAAATAAAATTTCTCAGGAGGACTTTGCTAATGCGATCAACTTTGTCTTAGCTCCAGACTTTCATGTAAACACTACGTTAACGAAATCAATCATGTGGGCATTAAAAGAGAAGCCCAAACTACCTGAACCAGTCGATGAGAAAAAGAACAAAAAACTTGCGGAATATGCAGAACAATTTTTACATTCTACAGGATGGAACTTAGAAGCCTTAAACGACAATGTCCTTATTTTTTCAAAAACACCGACAAATAGTAATACTTTTTCAGTCAAATATTCAGATTTAATGTTCAAAACCAGATTAGATGCAATATTAATGCAATTAAACTTTAAAAAAAGATCACAATGATCCTTCTTAAATCATATAGCATTCCTATTGAGATCGTAAATGAAGCTTCCGGAACTTATTCCAATCAGCATTGGAGAGCTAAAAGCTCTAGGCATAAGCAACAAAAAGCTATAGTGAAAATTACTTTGAGAGAACTTTTTATTTATGCAAATAAAGCCATAACTGTAAGATTGATCCGAATTTCCTCAAGAATGCTCGATTGCGAGGATAATTTGCCTTATGACTTCAAATGGGTCAAAGATTCTATTGCGGACGTTTTAAAGCCCGGTTTAAGGCCTGGAATGGCCGATGGCAGTAAGTTAATCAAATGGGAATATGCACAAGAAAAGGGAAAACCTAAAGAAAAAGCAATGAGGGTTGAGATTTATGAAAGTTGAAAATGAAGAAGAAAAAGTAAACGTGATAACTATTGAAGAAAAAAATTTAAGGAAATCCTTGATAAGGATCGCTTCATACACTGCTTATGTGACTATGCTATGCTCTAAAGGGATCATTAAATGTTGTGATCAAGGGATTAAGGATATAAATGATGAAGTTGAAAAAATCATTGAGGAAATAAAATGACGGTCCACAACGAACCGCCAAGTCTTTATCTTAACACACCTAGAAGTGCAAATGTAATTTAATTTAAAATTTATGTCAAAAAGGAAAGAATTGATGCTCTGCAAGAAATGCAAAACACCTTTGAAATTGAAAGGAACTTACATGGTTGGAATGTTTGTGGATTGGTGGGAATGTCCGAAATGTGACGAAAATGAGGAGCCAGATATTGAGAATAAAGAAGAAAAAAATGACGGCTCATTATAAGCCGCCAAATATTCATTTAAAACATCCTAGATAGGATAGTTTTATAGTAAGTGAAAATTTAAATTTGTGTCAATTTGAAGGTAAATGATGGATTGGATTAGCGTTAAGGATAACTTGAAATTATGAAAGATAAAGATTTAGAGGATGACCTATTAGAAAAAATTGTACAAGAAATTGCAAAAAATCACCGAAAAATAATTGATGATTGGTGCAAGGCCTATATGGCTCAATTGTATGAAGAAGGTTATGATATTAAGCCTGGTTCTTTCACTTTGAATGAGCAGGAGGATATGGAACTGTCAAATGGGAAGACGGGAAAAAGATATTGGTTTGAAAGGGGAGTTCCTCATTATCACCCAAAAGAACAAGATCTGGAGAATAATGGAATTGACGAAAGAGATTAAATCTACGCTGCGTGAGATGAAAAGACGACCTTATTATAATCAGGATGAATGATGGATTGGCCAACAGCTTTTTGTTGTGTAGGATGCAGTTTTGCCGCTGCTTTAGCATTATGGAAAATATTTGATGTGATGCCATGAATTGGATTAGCGTTAAAGACAGACTTCCCAAAGATGATGAGTATGTTTTAGTCTATCATTATGATGATTGCCATATAACAGTTGGATATTTTGAAAGTACTAATAGTGGCTAAAAGAAGAAGTAAAGTAATAATTAGAAAGTCAAATGGTGATATTGTTCATAAAATAAATCCTATTACTTTTACTTTCCACAATGGCTCACAAATAATTGACAACTGAATTGACCGCGGTCAATTATTACATAACGTAGATTATCAGACTTTACTATGGACGGATTCGAATCCCTCCTTGCCCAATACAAACAAAATCTAGTTTATATATTTTCTTTTAATTTTAGCTTTATCAGCTGTAAGATCCATTCTTGTAATGTTACTCCAGATTTATAAGCTTCGGATTTAGCTGAAGAATGAACTTCTTTTGGAAGACGTACTGAACAGAACTTCTTATTCTCTTTCATATTTTTCCTAAAAATAAAAAACTATCGCTAAAGTGCACAATATTATACAAAATTAAAAGCGCACAAATCATACAAACTTATTAAAAAATATGCTGGAGCATTAATATAAGTCTAGGTAATTTTGAGTTTGCGGGTAAGTAATTAAAATTTTAAAAATGGAGTCTCTTATGTGCAAAGAAGATATGAATAGAAAAGATTGTTGCTGCTGTATTCAAGGACCTCAAGGCCCTGCTGGATTACAAGGAGAACAAGGTATTCAAGGCGTTCCAGGAGCTCAAGGTATCATGGGTCCAGCTGGCGCTCAAGGAGTTCAAGGCTTACAAGGTCCTCCAGGAATTTGTAGACCAGAAGATTGTCAAGGCGGAGAAAATGGATCTGCTTGTGAATCCTACGCTAACCTATGGGCACAACCGCCTCAAATTTTAGGTGCCAATGGTGCAGCTAATGACGCAGTATTGTTTCAATTCCAAAATGCTGTTGTCGCAGCTGATTTTGATCTTTCTATGATGGCTATTGATGGATCGGTTAAATTCTTAAAATCTGGTATTTACCGTATTAACTATGGCGCAGAAGCAAAAGTTTCTATGCCAATCCCTACTCCAGTGCCAAGCTTTAGTTTTGGTCTATGGAAAAATGCAGTCCTCATTCCTGGATCTACAATCTCAGGCTATACACAAGCCCCAGCAGATGACACTGTCCAAATCACTGGAGAAGTCATAATAAATATTGTTGCTAATGACGTTATCAAGTTGCGCAATGCATCTTCTAATGGCGTTGATATGACTCCAAATACAGTTGGAATTTCATTCCCTGTAACAGTTGCTACACTTAATATAAATTGTCTTAAATCTTTAGCTTAATCTTTTGCGTTCCCGTTCGCATCATAAACGGGATTTTTTTATTTCAATTTTTTCTTAAAATTAGTATTTTACATGAAAATAACGAGGTAAAATGCCATCTGAATTATCCATAACTGTAAAAAACGAAGAAAAAAGACAGACAACTAAACATTTGATATATGATGTTTATACCGTTCATGAAGAAGATGAGACCATTAAAGAATTAATCGATCAGGCCATTAAGGAATTTAATGCTGAAGTGGATAAAGTTCAGGTTAAGATCACAATGGATATGAAGTAGTTAAGATTTAAATATAGAGGAAATGAGTAGCAAAGAAGAGAGCAGGTCATAGTTGGTTACAGGCGAATTAATAGCATGAATTGGTAGATCTTCATATGATTTTATCATCTCATCCAACATTTTTAATTTGTCTTCTCGTGATAATTTTTCTTTGTAAAGCGGCTTTACATCTGAATTTGCTTCTATAACCTTAACGATAATTTCATTACCTTGTTCATCTACGCGTAAGAAGTTATTCCAGTCAATTGAGCTACATTCCATTTTAAGTCCTCCACTTACAGAAATATGACCACAAGTGCAGGTAACATAATCACCTTCATGGAAGCTCTCAATTGTAGATTGGCATAGTTTACATTTGGCTCTATTTTTCATTCAAATGTCTCGTATTTATCCCAATCAAAATCGGGGAATTTTTCCTTTAGTTCCTGATATACTTGATCGGTCATATCATTGAATTTGTGCTCTTCATATGTTGACATATCATTAACTATTTCAAAATTATACCCCTGACAATTTTTCATGGAAATCATTTGAGGTAGGGGGTGATGAGGATGATAAATGCATTTATCGCTAAAGCTTTTAGGCGCCCACATTTGTTCTTTTGCTGAATAGTCTACGGCAAACCAATATATACCCATAAAAATTACTCCTCTTTAATTTTTATTCTTGTATGTGTTAAAAAATGAATTATTAACATAAAAAGGATTTCAAATGCCAGCACCTAAAGGACATGCTCCATATAATGTAAATGGAGAAGGTGGAAGACCACTTAAATATACTAAAGAAATCATAGAGAAATATGCAGATGAATTTGAAAAATGGCTCGAAGACGATGAAAATTTTTGGTTTAAAGATTTTGCTATTAAAAACAAATTCAATCCTGAACTATTCCATGTTTGGGCAAAAGAAAATGAAAGGTTTTCTAAAGTTTTAAAAACTGCTAGATTAAAACAAGAATCAAAGTTATTTAAATCTGCATTAGTTAATTCATTTAATGCAGGAATTGTTAAATTTGCATTAAACGTTCATCATGGATGGGTTGAGAAGAAAGAGACAGTGCACACAAACAATCCAGACAATCCAGTTCCGGAATGGATTATGAAATCAGAAGGCACATCAAAAGACCTAGTGAATGATGACAAAGAATGAAAATCCTCTTTCTGATCCATATTGGAGAATAAATAATCTTTATCAGATCGTAAATAAGAGTGGTCGCAAGATCACTTTTAATCTTAATTGGGCACAAGAGGAGTTGTATCGCAATATGTGGTATTGCAATGTAATTCTTAAGGCTAGGCAACTTGGAATAAGTACTTTTGTCTGTATGCTTTTTCTTGATAGATGTTTGTTTAATCCCAATCAATCAGCTGGAATTATTGCACATACTCTTGAAGATGCTCAGCAGATGTTTCGGCGTGTTAAAGTAGCATATGATAGTCTTCCTAACGAAATTAAATCTGTAATATCGGCTGATAATGATACATCGCAAATGCTTAAATTCTCCAATGGATCAAGTCTTAGGGTCGGAACTTCATTACGTTCAAGTACCTTTCAATATCTTCACATATCTGAGTTCGGTAAAATATGTGCAAAGTTCCCAGACAAAGCCCAGGAAATTGTTACCGGATCACTTAACACAGTCGAATCCGGCCAATATATCTTTATCGAATCTACTGCTGAAGGTAGGTCTGGTTACTTCTATGACATTTGCAAGCATGCGGAAAATCAGAAGAAATCCAAGGTTGAGCTTAGTAAATTGGACTTTAGATTTAACTTTTTCCCTTGGTGGAAAGAACCTTCATACCGCATTGGAAATTCATTTCCTATTAACCAAGAAATGCAAACGTATTTTGCTCACTTGAAATCTTTAGGCATTGAAATAGATCAAGAACAACAAGCTTGGTACATAGCTAAAGAAGTGATGCAGAAAGAGGATATGCGAAGAGAGTATCCTTCTACTCCTGAAGAAAGCTGGGAAGTTTCTAATGAGGGATTGTATTATGGAAAATACATGACATTAGTTAGGGCAGAAAAACGTATTGGATTTGTTCCTTATGATGAACAATTACCCGTTCATACAGCTTGGGATCTTGGTTATAACGATTCAAATGCAATTTGGTATTTCCAGATTCATAAAAAAGAAATAAGACTTATCGATTACGATGAAGGAAGCGGAGAATCTCTTTCCCATTGGCTTGGTGTTCTTAAATCAAAACCGTATGTGTATGGGAAACATATCGCTCCTCACGACATCATGGTTCATGAGTATAGTTCGGGAATGACGAGACAAGCAGCAGCTCGTAAAATGGGATTCAATTTCTTGCCTGCTCAAAAGGTAGAAATAATCCCTGGAATTGATGCGGTTAGAAATATGTTAAATCGATGCTGGTTTGATGAAAAGAAGTGCGCTAAAGGATTGAAGGCAATAGATAACTACAAGAAAGATTGGGACGATAGAAACGTTTGTTGGAGATCTAAACCATTGCACAATTGGTCAAGTCATGGAGCAGATGCCCTACGCACTCTTGCTACTGGATTGAATTATGTAGAGGAAAAAAATTCAGTCACTAGTCATAATCCTATGCAATACATACAAAATAGGTTCGCTGGATGAACTGCAACTTTTGCAATCAAGTAATTATAAATCCTACTAAGAGAAAATTGTATGATTTTAAAAGAAGAGGGAAAATATATTGCTCTTCAGAATGTGTAAAAATAAAAAAATCACTTTCTTCTAGAGAAAGAATGATAAAAATGAATAAAGAATATGCGAGTGATAGAATGAAGAAAAACAACCCTTCATTTAATAAAGAAATAATTAAAAAAGGAATACTCACAAAGATAAAAAAAGGTTCTTTTCATAAAACTCCCATTATTCAAGGGGGTAATGGTAAAAAAACACCAATTCCCGTTCAGATGCTTAACGATCGTTTAAATTGGACCTTAAGATATATTTTTCGAACTGGCGTGCATGGTTTTTATCCTACGCATTATAAACTAGAAATAGCTAATCAAGAGAAACAGATATGCATAGAGATAGATGGAAATAGCTCATATTCTCGAAAAGATGAAGCGAAGAAAAAAGAAGAATATTTAGAGTCAAAAGGATGGATTACCTTGAGATTCAAAAATAAAGATATTTTGAAAAATCTTGAATCTTGCGTTCAGACTTGTTTAAAAATATATGAAGAAAGAAGAATGTAAGAATGAATTAGTAGCTTGTGTTTGTATGAATAAGGATGAAAATGAACTTGTTAAAAGACCTGTTGTATATGAAAAATAGGTTCGCTTGATGATAATTGACTGTATTTCAGACCTACATGGTTTCTACCCAAAACTAGAAGGTGGCGACTTGCTTATTGTGGCTGGAGATTTAACGGCTACGGATAATGAAGATGAATACTATAAATTCAATTCATGGATTTGTGAGTTAGATTATAATAAGAAAATTGTCATAGCAGGAAATCACGACAACTTACTTCAACAAAATTGGTTTGAATATTTAGAGGGTCCTCCAGCATTTGAATATCTCTGTGACTCAGGAACCGAATTTTCTTATCATGTTGAGGGATTTCCTGAAGAAGATGAAGCATTTCTTCCAAGCGGGAAAAGAACTCTAAAAATCTGGGGATCTCCTTGGACTAAAACATTTCCTGGAATGAACCCTAAATGCAAAGCTTTTACTGTTGATACCGAAGAAGAATTGGCTGAGAAATGGGAGTTAATCCCAGAAGATACTGATATTTTAATAACTCATTCTCCATCATGGGGATTACATGATGCAAACATAAAACATGAAAGATGTGGAAGTAAATCATTGACTCATTGGATTGCCAATCATGTAGATGCATTAAAACTTTTCGTATGTGGACACATTCATGAAGCATACGGAATATATGATGTTAGATCAATTCAAGACTCTCTGAATAGCCCAAGATCTACTGTTCATATTAATTGCAGCCACGTAAACGAACGATATGAACCATTCAATAAGCTTCTAAGGGTCATTTTATGAGTGAATGGATTAGTGTTAAAAATAGACTGCCTGAAAAAGATACTAAGGTTCTAATTTATTACCATTCATATATGGATGTAATGGAATATTGGCATGATACCGAAGAAGGAAAACCTAAATTTTATGGGCCTCCTAATCCTCCAATTGATTATGTTAGCTATTGGATGCCATTGCCACAACCTCCAAAGAATGAGGATTGAATATGAGTAGATGTACAAAAAAATATGGATCTGCACCTATTATTTTTTTAGACGAAGAAAAAAGAAAAGAATGGGAGTCGATCGATCATTCCATTCGAAAAAACGTTTTCTCACTACTTAACGAATATGCGGATAAAATGGAAATGAAAGTATGTATTGAAATGTTATGCAATGTAATCATCGATATGGATAAGCGAATTCAAGAACTGGAAGAATTAAAGAACCCTATAACAGTAGATTGATAAATTTAAATATTTAATGTACATTCTACTTTTAGCTATGTAATGAGCTACCGGAGGATGTCATTTCTTATAATATTGCGCCTTTTAATAATAACATAGAGCCTAGCCAAGGAAATGTTAAGCAATGGCTAGATAGTCTTTACACTAGATATCAGCCCCTCGAGCAAAGCCGCTGGAATCAGGCCAACATAGACACATTATTCTATGCTGGCGAGCAATCCTTTGTTAATCGGTATTTTAATTTTAATAATACCTCTTCATTCAATAAATATTATTTCAACTTAGTGCAACAGCCCATAAATATGGTGACTGGGTACGAAAGACAACATCGTAAAAACTTTAGCTATATTCCTACTGAGGGAGCAGATGCCCTTACTACCGATCAATATAATAAGTTAATCACTCATGTTGCCAATGCTGGATCTATACATGAACAGAAATCAAAAGCTAAAGAATTAGCCGCTATATCTGGAATGGTACTAGCTCAGCCTTATCTTGATTATACTGGAGATGATCAAGCGCAAGGGGAATTAAAGGTTAAGATTTGGGAATATAATAGTTTCTTAGTTGATCCTTATTTTAGATCTCCCGATATGTCAGACGCTCAATTTGTGTGGTGTCAGGAATATATAAGCAAGCAAGAGGCAGAAGCAAGATTTCCAGGTAAGACTAATATGATTAGTCCAATGTCAGGTAGCCCTCAAAGATACGGGTCGTTTTACTTTTTGCCAGAAAATTACAACATGGCTCGAAACGATCTGATGGTCTTATCCTATGTATGGTATAAATGGCGTAGAAAGAAAAAACGTTTATATAGCCGAAAACGTAATCAATTCTTTGATTATGCCGGGGGTGATGGGCAACTTGAGGCAATCCTTTACAACATTCCAGATATGCAACCTGTAACTGTTGAAACTCCATGCTGGAAGCTTGCCACCGTTTTAAATGATCAATTGATGTTTCAAGGAGAAAATCCACTTGGGTTTGATTCTTGTCCTTTCATTCCATACTTTTGGAATTATGATCCTCATATTAATTATTATGATCTTAGAGTTAGATCGCTAGTATACCCCATGAGATCTCCTCAGTTCTTAGCTAATCATAAGATAATCAATAATAATGACATTGCAGCAGCTACCATTAATGCTGGATGGAAACGTAAGATTGGTGCAGTAGCTAATGAAGACAATCTCAAGAAATCAGGTCAAGGTTGGGATGTAATCATTAATGAAGGATATGAACTAACAGACTGTGAGAAAATCATTCCAAGTGCTGTGCCTGAAAGTGATTTAGCATTAGCCCAACAAATGATAGATCTTATTTACAATACTTCAGGTATTAATTTAGAGAATTGGTCCGGACAAGATGATAAACAAATAAGTAGCCTTACAATGCTTATGAAGCAAGCTGCTAATCTAATGGTATTTCAAAAATACTTTGATCAGTGGGACTTTTCAGATAGATTATTAGGAGATAAACTTCTTCAAATCCCTCTTAACAATTGGAATGCTGAAAAAGTTGGCCTTTATATAGGAGAAGAGCCATCCCCTTATTTCTACTCTAAAGTATTTTCTAAGTATCAAGTCTTAGTAGAAGAATCAGATTTAACACCCACTCAGCAAAACTTACAAGCTCAGCAGATGTTTGAGGTTAATGAAAGATTTGGCCGCGAAGTGTTCACACCATCTCAAATTGTTCCGAAGCTTAACATTTCTGGAAAAGCTGAGATTATTCAAATCATGCAGCAACAAGAACAACAACAAGCAGCTATGCAAAATGAGATGCAGAATACACAACATGCGTTTGAGCATGCTAAGATGCAAGAGTTGATGAGTAAAGCTGCTGCGAACATAGCCAGAGCACGTGAAGATCATAGCCGTTCTGAAAGTAACCTGGGACTCTACGAAGAGAGATTGTCGATGATCGAGCGTAATAGGGCTCTTACTCTTAAAGAGAAACAAGCAGCTTTAAGAGAACTTTTAGAAAGCATGCAATTGTTTGGAAAAATGGAAACGGAATATGCAGAAAATAAACTAAATATCGATGCCTATAATATTCGATCAGAGGAAGAATTAGAAAAACAAGATGTTCATAGGCGAACTGAAGCTAATAAATTCCTAGAGCAAATAATGGGATCTGTAGGTATGAATAATCCTTCCCAACAACAAGAACAAATGGTATAAAAAGATTAGTTTAAAATTAGCCATATTAGGCTTAAGGGATGTAATTATGGAAGATAGTCAAAAAAAGGGATCTGCAGCTATGTCCGGGGGCCAGAAAATAGATGACCATTCCTTCTGGGCAGGGAAAGGATCTAATGGTTCTGTATTCCCAATGGGTGCAAAAACTAAGAATGAATCATCTGCTGAAGGTGCAGGTAATCTTCCTAAGTATGAAGACACTACAGAGCGCATTAGAGCAGCTCAAGTAGAATGTACTAAGAAGATTAAGGCTCATCAAGGTAGACTTCCTCAATATAGAAACTAATTTACTATTAAATCCATGAACGACTTGGTAATATAGTGAATTCGGGGCATTAGGGTGCGAAGTCTAGTGCTCTGTTTATAACTTTGATAGATTCATTGAGCAAGGTGTCGCGCTTAATAAGCAAGCCCGTTGACGAGGCGGCAGGTAAAATCTGCACTATACATTTCGTTGCCGACGTGCTCTTGGATCTGTCTTTTAAAGGAAATATATGAAAAAGTCATCAAGTCAACGCATAAATTCCAAATCTGGTTTTGCAGATCCTGCTAAGATCAAAACGCAACGACCAGAAGATAAACCAAAAGATGGCGTACCATATCCACTCGGTTGGGATTTTCGTTGCCCTCAATATGATCAGAGAAGCAGTAACTTTGTGAATGCAGGAACGAATTACGGTGTTGGACATAGACAACCAGTAGGTCATACAGGTAATCCTAAAGAAAGAGTGGATACACTTCCATTTGGTCGACCTACGACAATGCGTGTGGATGAGACAGAATGAAAAAGCTTAAGCATACTAAAGAATGGCATGCACCCAATACCAAAGTTGGCATGGGCGACTATTACGGCACTGCAGTAAAGAATCCTCAAGGAAGAATTATAGAAGATAGTATGGGCTATAAATCTATGAATCCAGCTGATCTAAAGAATCCTCCGAAATCACTCGCTTAGATCTCACATCTTGTAATTTTTCATCGACAATAGATTTTAAAATCAATCTCGCTCTTTCTTCTGGCATATCATCAGGATGTGGCTTTTCAAGTTGTTTCCTTTTATGCTTAAACATCTCAATAGACCATGCAACCTCATTACTCTCTGTTACTAATCCTTTATCATATTGAGGCCACATTTCACGAGGTGGTATAAGCCAAACTACTTCAACTATGTCAGTTTTAGAAATAGCCCGAAATAGATAAGAGTTAGTTTGTGCTTTTGGAATGGAAAGTCTTGGCTGCCATAGCATGCGTTTATTAACACCATCATCGGCTGTTCTTGGATGAGCAAAGAGATAAACATATGGAGATTTCTCTTGTATGGCTAAAGAATCAGGATTTTTCTTTAAGCAATCTTCAGCACCTTGAAATATATTGATCGATTGATCTTTTACAAAATGCTGCAATCTATCATGTGTTTCAAGTTTATTTATTTTCATTTATTGCCATCAATTTCAAATTTTAGTTTAATTCAATTAATCCAATCGCCGTGTAGCGTAATACCAAAGGGATAATATGACAGTACCATCACAAGAAAATCAAGCACAAGAAACACAAGTTAGCAATAAAGAGTTTAATTTTCGAGCACTTGAACAAAAATACCAACAGCAATTAGCTGCAGAACGAGCAGAGAAAGAAAGACTTTTCCAAGAATTACATCAAAGAAAACAACCAGAACCTCAGGAAGAAGACGAAGATTCTGAACCTTATGTTGATCATAAAAAATTACGAAAAGAACAAGCTAAGTTCGGCCAACAGATCAAACAAGAGACCCAAACAGAAATACAAAAAGCAGTAAAAACCGCATTAAATGAAGAGCGTAAACAAAATTGGATGAAAAATAATCCTGATTTTTATGATGTCATGCAACATGCAGAAAAGTTTGCTCAAATGGACCCAGAACTTGCAGAATCAATTTTAGAAATGCCTGAGGGATTTGAAAGACAAAAGTTAGTATATAAAAATATTAAAGCTTTAGGAATGCATAAACCCCAAAGTAAAGAGCCTTCTATTCAAGAAAAGATAGATGCTAATAGAAGAAGTCCTTACTACCAACCGTCTGGTGTTGGAGCAGCTCCTTATGCTCAAGTAGGCGATTATAGTTCAGGTGGTCAGAAACAGGCCTATGAGAAGATGATGCAACTAAAGAATCAACTTAGATTGTAAAGCCGCTTTACAGGATAATATTGTGTCAGAAATTTATTGACACAATATTATTTCAGATAGATATTTAAATTACGCAAGCATAAGCGTTATATGCATTCGCGTTAGAGGAATTCGCATACCTCGACAGACATAAAAGAGAACGGACGTAGTTACGCATCGTCCACGGATCATATGTCAAAATCACATCTGACACTTTAGGTACAGATATGAGTATAACTACTACGTCTAACCTCGGTCCTATGATTTTGCAATCACTAGCTCCGGCGATGTTATACGTTCCTACGCCCACAATGAATTATATTACTATCTGCGACAAAGTTTCTATGCCAGCAAATGGCGGAACTACTTGCAGATTTATGCGCCCACGTGCGTTAACACCACCTACTGTCCAATTGGGCAATTCCGGAATTGATCCTCCGGCCCAAGTGCCTCAGAGGGATATTATAGACGCGCAAATGGCGTTTTTCGGTGAATTGGCTCTTGCAGCCTAACCAGTGCCGAAACTATTGATGATCCTGGGTTACCTGTTCATAAGGGATTACCCAGTAGACTGGATGTATCATCAATGAGCAGGTTTTTGAAGAATGGCCTGCTATAAATCTGCTCTAATTGACTTGGAACCCCTCATTACCTGAGGGCAACAAGGGGCAAGTGTTTAATTGTTATTAAAAGTATGGTTTCTACAGTGAAGTTTTTTAAGTTGATCCATCAAACTCAATCGTTGATCAATAATTTCTTGCGATATGCGTTGTACACCTTGTTTTCCTGGCTGATACTCGGAACAAAAATATGTACTTCTCATTTTCAAAAGAATCATTGCTTGTTCCTTCTTGATAACAAGATAAGGAATCATGAGTTCACAAAGATGGGTCAAGCAATCACCTGTGCATTTCCAACTATAGACTGGACCTTTACAATTTATAGCGCGTTGTTTAGGCGTATATTCGCTTTTCCAACCGCCAAAATTAGTATAAAGCCAATCTGTGAGGCATTTATCAGTTGTAGTAATACCTATAATGGTTTGAAAAAAACCTGTTCCTCGGATTTTATCTTTATTACCATAATTTCCGATAAACAGAGTTCCTTCGCCATCAATAATGCCAGCAAGATATGCAATTTGGCCCACTGTGTAATCAACTCGTGTATATTTACTTTTCGACATAAAAACTCCTATGTTTAATGTCAGTGTAATTCTACATGATTAACAATTAAATGTACAGCCTGAACGACTAAGGCGAGTGGACACAGTAATGTGAAGCGATAGTCTGATCTGCAACTATATACGAAATTGCAGAGACATACAGAAATGATATGTCCTCACAATAACATGTGGAGTAACAAAAGTGTATACTTCAGGATCAAGAAGGTGTTTTAGCTTGGGTATCTGAACGCTTGGCTGCTTAAGCTACGGCCAAGAGTCTTGACGATGAAATGGTAGCAATGCGTCAAGCCGAGGATTGAGATTAAGTCCTCGATAAACTGAACCTGATTGACTTGGAAGGCTAAGGTTTATATAAACTATGCCGACAAGGGGCAAGATGATGAAAATAGAGTTTACTAATTTTAACTGTGTAGAATGTGGTGAAGAAAGCCCGTTCGCAGTTATGAAAGTTCCATTTAAATGCAAATGCAAATGCGGATTTGCAACATTGGATAAAAAACTGTTTAAGGGAAGTGAATACCCCGATAGTTTGAAGAAATTCTATGATAAGTTTAATCAGCCTGAGAGACTGAGTGGTTTAGAGTCAGAAATGACTATGCGACAGTCCGAACCAGACAACGAAAGGTCTGGAGTTTAGTAGAAATGCTAAACCGCCAATAATTGACCGAAAAATAGACCGCGGTCATTTAATGGTCATAAAGTAACAGAGTGTTAATTCTCAGAGACTACATTGTATCTGCTGCTTCGCAAATTAATGCTGGTGGTGGGTCAAATGGCTTTAATCCAACAAACTTAGGTTTGACGGACTTTAGCCTTGTAGCAACGACTCTTGATACTAACAATGCCTATAAGTTCATGTCAGGTATTGAAGGTATGGATCGTTTTGGTACAGGCCCTATAAGAAGCGCATATTTCATGCTAAGCTCAACAGAGCTTCAGTCTGATTTTGATGCTTTAGTTGGTCAAGGTGTATTAAACAACTGGAACTATCCGTCCAATGCGTCAGCATTGCCATCGGAATGGGGCTCAGTTTATAATTTACGTATTTTAACAAGCTCTGAGGCTCCAGTAGCACGTAATGCTGCTATTAATAACCTTGGTCAGTTGAATGACGTTTATTACAACACCGTTTTAGGAAAGCAAGCGATTACGCATATCAAGCAAGATGGTTATTCCATGAACTTGATTTATCGTGATCCTTACTATTCAGGCATGTTAGCTCAAAATGCGACTTTAGCGGTTAAATTCGCTCAAGCACAAGCGCTGACACAAGATACGGCTATCCGTAATCTTTTATCAACACGCTTAAGCAACTTGGGGGTATAAGATGACTGAATATAATAAAATGGCTAGAGGTAGTTTTACATCTACAGGAATGGCGGAAATTATTAAGTTGCCGTTCAGGCCTGACTATGTAGAATTTTTTAATTATACCTTGGCTAATACTGCGGCTACATCTCAGAATGTTATTTCTGGAAAATGGCAGTACCCAATGGCGCAAGGATCTGCTGTAATTCAAGGTTATAATGCTACTCCTGCACTTATCTATGATACAGTGACAACAGGTGGTATTAGTACTTTTTCAGCTGGGCAGATGCTTCAGTATGGACCTACATTTGTGGTATCAGATATTACAAAAGCAAATCCTGCTTCTGTAACAACAACCACAAATCACGGTTTAAAGAGTGGAGATGTGGTTATTCTTGAAGGTTTGTTTGAAACAACAACTACAGGGATGCCTCAAATTAATGGTATTCCTTTCACTGTAACTGTAACAGGTCTCACAACCTTTACAATTCCTTGGAATACAAACCAATCTAACTATACTGTTATTAGTGGTGCTGCGACAGGTACACCTAGGATGAAGCAAGTTCTTTATCCGTTCTTGTATTTTCCTGGTACTACTTTCATTAGTAATATTACACTTGGAACAACTACAACAATCGATACAACAGATGCTCATAATTTTGTCGTAGGACAACAGGTAGCATTCCGTATTCCATCTCAATGGGGTACAGTTGAATTGAATTCATTACCAAATATTGTTACGCCTGGATCTCCGATCTATGCTTATGTGATTGCGGTAACGGATTACAACACTGTAGTTGTTAACTTTGATTCATCTGCATATACAGCATTCAATAGCAATCAAACTGTTGCGAGCGTCCCAGGACTCTCATATCCTCAGATTGTTGCAGTTGGTGATGTAAACACGGGTGGTGTTCAAGTTTCAGCAAATTCCGCTTTGTATCCACCTCCTTATTTTGTTCCAATTGGAACAACGAGAGTAAATACAATCAACGGACCTGCAATTCAAGGTGCATTTGTAAATAATACAAGCCAAGGTTTCATTATTGGAGCTGGTGTAGGCACTGTTCTAACAACAGGAGAACTTGTTGGAGCAGAAGGAAATGTTATTTATTGGAGAGCCCTCTATCATGATATAGGCATTCCGAACTAGTAATTTCAAGTTGTATTAAATAATTTAATATATCATCTTAGGGTGGGGACAATAAGTCCCTACCCTTATAGGTTATTATGACAGCTCTCCCAGGTGTAATTAGTTTTCCAATTCCTCTTTATCAAAACGTAGAAATTCACACCGAATATTATCAACCCCGACGTTTTGTTATAGAAGATATAGATCTTGGACTAACAACTTTAGTCACTACTACAGAAGATCATGACTATGTAATTGGACAACTAATTCGTCTCATTATCCCAGCTCAATTTGGATCTTATCAGCTGAATGAAGTTGAAGGTTACGTTATTTCTATTCCTAATTTGGATGAAGTGGAAGTGGATATTGATTCATTAAGAAATGTAGATCCTTTTATTTCTGCTACAGTCACAACAGCAGCTCCACAAATATTAGCAATAGGGGATATCAACACGGGCGCAATAAACTCTAACGGTAGAAGAGATAACATTACTTATATCCCTGGAAGCTTTATCAACATTTCCCCCTAATAGTTCTAGACTTTTGTTAAAATTCAGACTATAAATAAAATTAAATTTTAAGTTATAGGTGAAACATGGTCGAAAAACCCAAACCCACAAGCTCACTTGCAGAAAAAGAATTAGACAAAGCAGAAGCACAGTTTAAAGAGTTTGATGAAAATGTAAGGTCGTTAACTCTTGACCGCATGAATAAGGCTCCCAATTCTGATAGAGAAATGCAGACTACTATGTCGCAGAATCAATTAGCTAAATCTACAGATGTTTATCTAAAACCTCATACATCTATTGGATCTCAAGAAAAGTTTAATGAAAATTATAGAAAAGAATATGAATACGCAAAAGAATATGTAAATTTCATTGCAGAAAACAAGATGATCATCGGTGAAATCATCGAGATGTGGACAAAACCCTTTCCTGGTCTTCCGGCCCAATTTTGGAAAATTCCAGTTAATAAACCTATTTGGGCACCTCGTTATGTAGCAGAACAAATTAAGCGTGCAAAATATCATATCCTAAGCATGAGAGATACAGTCACAGCAGGAGCTGATCAAATGGGCCAATACTTTGGAACTATGGCAGTAGATAGCACAATACAACGACTAGATGCTCATCCTATTGGTGGATCTAAATCTATCTTCATGGGCGCATAAATGCATGATGTAAAGCGGCTTTACATTGGGGTGACTTATTAATCTTTTAGACGATGTAATCACTTATGTTAGACGGTTAATTAAAACTCCGTCTAACTCCTCAATAACAGATGAATTGTTGATAGACTATATCAATAGATTTACCATGGAAGTTCAGCTTCGTATTCAGTTATTTGATTTTAAAACTAAGTATCAGTTTCAAACTCAGCCTGGTGTCGATCAGTACAACATGCCCTTGTATTCCATACAAACTTCCCCGACAGGAAGTAATCAACAAGTTTATATGTATCCCGTTTATCAGGGGTTTGTTGGTCCGGCTTATATCGGAGGAGTACAAGTTCATTTAGAAACTCAGAAAGATAAATTTTTTGCAGTATGGCCTAAAATTGTGCAACAAAGTTTTGTTGTGGCTCAAGGTGATGGAACAGCAGGCCCATATACATTGCAGATTCCTTTCATAGGACCGCAAACAAACCCTCCAAATCCACCATTTAATGCCATTTTAAGAGGTCATGTTGATATTACGGGGATTATATCTACTGGTGTCAATGTAGATCCTCCTTTAGCTACTACGATTAATAATTTCATTCCTGAGATTCAAACCACAAGCGTGGATTCAGCTGTATATTTTACATCAATTGATGCAACAGGAAGTAATGTAATCGTGGCAGATAGTGGAGAATTCCTGAATACCAACGTGAATTTGGGATTATTAATGAAACCCGGTAAAGCTCCTTATGGAAATACGGAACTACCTGGAGGATATGGTTCATTAGTAACTATAACCGGAATAACACAAGCCGTCCAAGCTGTTATAACGGCAAATAATACATTCATAGTCGGGCAGTTAATAGAGATTAATAATGTATTGGGTATGACTCAGTTAAACGGTAATACTTATTCTATTGTTAACGTCACTCCCACCACAATAACCATTAATGTAGATTCGACAGCTTTTGGAGCTTATGTTTCAGGTGGAACAATATCTGGTCCAAATTCAGCTTCAACACAACCTAATATGATTAATTATCTTACAGGTGAAGCAAATGTTACATTTCCAACAGCAATACCTGTAGGAAATAATATCAATGCACAATGTTATTTCTTTCAAACAGGATTGCCAAGGGCTGTTTTATTCTACAATAATGTTTTAACCCTACGGAGTCCACCAGCTCAAAGCTATTTAGTCGAGCTAGATGCTTATTTAACTCCTGCTGCTTATCTTACTTCTGAATCTGCACTTCCTTTTGGTTATATGGCTGAATATTTATCACTTGGAGCAGCAAGAAAGATACTTTCAGATACAGGAGATGCTGAGCTACTAGCTTTTTATGAACCAAGATTTAGAGAACAAGAAGCATTAGTTCATATACGTAGTCAAAGACAATGGACAGCTACAAGAACTCATACGATTTATAGTATGGGACATGGATCTCATTTGAACGGAATTAACAATTTAGGCGGAAGCGCTTACTAGGAGGATAATGCCTAATTTTACTTACATAACAGGAATTCCAGCCGCTTCTCATAATCCATCTACTGATCAGCCTGATATGCAAATCAACACCAATTCTATAGATGACATCATTGAAGTGGATCACTACAGTTTTAACGATAATAATGGTGGTTATCACAAAAAAGTTTCTTTAGTTAATAATGCTGGCCCTTTTCCTACTCCTGGAGGTGTTGGTAGTGTTTTATATGGTTCTGGTAATGAGTGGATTTTTACTACTGCTGCACTTGCGGGAGCAGGTATTCAAATGACTTTAGGAACAAAACCTCCAATTGCATTGCCTAGAGGAAGCACATTTTTACCAGGAGGACTTCTTTTACAATGGGGAAGTGGAGCAACGGCAGCTGGAGTTTTTAACGACACGTACACATATCCAATGACTACTACTTTTGGGATATTTTCAGGTGTTCAATCAGGAACAGGAACAACTATTACAAATGCATCGATTTTAACAGGTGGACCTCCTCCCTATTCTAATGTGTCTGTTATAGCTAAATTTACTAATGGGAGTTTTGTTACTAATGGAACAATAGTATATTGGTTAGCAGTAGGGCAACCTTAATGACAACCAAGCTCATTGTTGGTCCTATAGATAAGGGTTACACCACTAACCGCCTGGCATTCAATATCGACAATGATGCTTTTCCAGTTCTTAAGAATGCTTATCAATGGCGAGGAAGAATCAAAAGAAAAAGGGGAACTGAATTTCTTAATAGATTAACTCGATATATCAATTCCATTATTTCAGCATATGCAACATCAGTTTCGACTATTACCTTAAATGGATCTGGAGAAGGCAATTTAATTACTGGATTTGGCCTACAGACAAATTCTAGCATTGTTCCTGGATCAGTGACAATAACAGCCCCTGGTCCTACTTTATATACTGATCCCGATATGGACGGTACACTCTCTCCAAGTGGGACTATTAATTACTCAAATGGAGATATAGTTATATTAGCTGAATCTGGGAATTCTATATCTGTCATATTAAAATACTATCCTACATTGCCTGTTATGGGTCTTGAGGATTTCATTTTAAGAACAGAAGAGTTTCCATTTACCATTGGTTTTGACACAAGATATGCTTACAATATTTTGCCTGTATTTCCCTATTCGGTTTATGACATAAGTTTTTATAAAAATCCCGCTGTAGATGCGGTCAATCTTCCTGGATATGTTGCTAAAACAGTATGGACACCTTTAACATGGAATGGACAAGATTATCAGCAGTTTTGGACGACTAATTATGAAGGTGCCTTTTGGGCCACTAACGGGGTAGAAGTTCCTTTTGATCCTACTAATGTTGGAATGCAATATAAATTTATTACCGGAATAACGATAGATCAAGCAGGTAATGGAGTTTATGGAGTGGGAAATGTACCGGCTCTTGCAACATTAACAATAGTGGGTCATGGGTTAGTCGTTGGAGATTTTGTTTTTATAAACGAAGTTTTTTTTGATCCTGTAACTGTTACGGGGATTGATGGTATTAATTTTCAAACTGGTTATGTAGTTGTAGTGGTAGATGCCAATACTGTTCAAGTGGAATTTCCTTTTGCCATACTTACAGGAATTTACGTTTCAGGTGGGATTGCCCAATATTTAACCAGTAGATCGGATGTTACAAAAGATAACATTCGTTGGTATGATGGAGATCCTACAAATGGCAGTATATTAGCCCCAGGATTTTCTCTAGGTAAGGGATGGGTTAATTTTATGCCACCTTTGTCTCAATTTGCATTTAGTGTAGGTGATGCGCCTCTTGGTGTTTATTATTTAGTCGGCGCTAAAATGTTAACTCAATTTAAAGATCGTCTTGTTGTTTTTGGACCTGTGATTCAAACATCAGCAGCAGGGAGCCAGATATACCTTGAAGATACAATTATTTATAGCCAAAATGGTACACCTTTTTACACTGCATCTTTTACGGATGATCCAGTATCTGCCAATACTGTTTTCCATCCTATTTTAGTTCCGGTGAATCAGATTGCATCAGCTCCTTCTTGGTTTGAAGATCAAACGGGATTTGGAGGTTTTATTGATTCAGGACTTGATGAATCGATCAATACCATTGGAACTAATGAAGATGTACTTGTTTTAGGATTTGATACCAATCAAGTTAGAATGGTGTATACAGGTAATGACATTGTCCCTTTCAATCTTTTTATTGTTAACTCTGAACTTGGAGCCACTAGCACATTTTCAGTAATTAGTATGGACCAGGGGATTTTGACACGAGGAAATCGGGGATATACGATAACGAGTCAAACAGCTTCTCAAAGAATTGACTTAGATAATCCCGATCAAGTTTTTGAAGTTGCTAATCAAAATAACGGAACAGAAAGATTTACAGCATCTAGGGATTTCATTAATGAATGGGTTTACTTTACCTATCCATCTAATCAAGAAGATGCCACCCAATACAGATTTCCTACAGAAACTTTTCAGTATAATTACCGTGATAATACATGGGCAATATTCAAAGAGAGTTTTACAACTTATGGAGCTTTTAGATTTCAAACAGGATTTACATGGGCAACGGTTGGGTTAGAATATCCTACTTGGTCAGTTTGGAATGATCCTTGGGATGCTGGAAACTCAACATTGCTCCAACAAACAGTTATTGCAGGAAATCAGCAAGGATTTCTATTTATAAGAGCGGTAGGAACAGGAGAAGGGCCATCATTAGCTATACAGAATATAGTTGGAAGTATTGTTACATCACCTGATCACTGCTTAGATAATAATGATTTTATTGTTATTTCAGGTGTTCTTGGTACGATAGGTCAAGATGTGAATGGTAAGATATTCCAAGTTCAAAATCCTTCTCTCAATTCATTTACTTTAAAACCTTCGATAGTAGGAACTGGGACATATTTAGGAGGAGGAACAATTACTCGTCTCTATATTCCATTTATTCAAAGTAAGCAATTTCCTGTAGCATGGGCATTGGCTAAGAAAACAAGAATTGGAGTTCAGCAATATTTACTTACATTCACTCCTAATGCTCAGATTACTTTATATATCTATCTCAGTACTGCGGATGAGACCCCATTTAATTTTGGTGAAATTGTTCCTGCGATTGAACCTGAAAATAATGGACTCATATACAGTTCTGTTTTACTGACATGTCCAGAAAGCACGAATCTAGGGCTAACTCCTGCGAATACCAACCTACAACAGCTTAATTTAATTGGGTCGAATGGATCGTCGCAAAATCCACAAAAACAGATCTGGCATAGAATAAATACCTCTCTTATAGGAGATGTAGTTCAGGTTGGGTTTACTATTTCACCTGAGCAGATGAGTTCGTTTGAATCTGCTGGGCCATCATTTGCAATAACTGGAGCTTCCCAATCTACTTCAGCTGTTATATTGACTACTGCAAAATTTGGTGAGAATACTATGGTTAAAATCACTGGTGTAATGGGAATGACAGAACTTAACTTCCAAAGTAACCTTTATAATATTTATAGAGTCATTTCATCAACAGATACCGATGTAACTTTAGAGGTAGATTCAACAGGATTTGATGCCTATGTTTCAGGTGGAACTATTACTCCTGTTGCAAATAGAAATTCAACTGCTGAGGTTGAACTACACGCTATGATATTAGATATGACGCCTTCAATGATGTTGAGTTAATTATGAGCTCGAATTTCATAAACCAGGTAGCCTATCTTCGAACTTCTAGAGAGTTCCCCGAGGAACTTCATCAACTGAGCGTTGAAGTCAACAAGATGTATGTAGACATAGCCAATGCAGTTAATGTCAGAACCATAGGGTTATTTTCAGTAAATAGACCAGCCCAAACCGGAGAAAGCTTCTACATCGTAAGAAATAGCCGACAGCAAACCGCTAGACAGGTTTATTCTTTTACTACTACTGCTGCAATAAATCACACAGTGAATGTCACTTTTCCAGGTCAATTCATTAAATGTACAGGATCCTACACGGATGGAACTAATACTTTTGGCCTATTCTTTGCTTCTTCTGTTGCTATTGCAGGACAGATAACTTTTTATGTGACTGATACACAGATTATTTTTTTAGTAGGAGCGGGAGCGCCAGCTTTGACTTCCGGGCTTATTATCTTGGAGTGGTTGATGGATGTGTGACTATTGAATATAATCGACCCCTTTTTTATAATATCCGAAAAAAGGATATTGATGAAATCACACCCAAGAAAAGTTTATAGAGAAGGTCAAAGATTTGGAAATCTTATCGCAATTGAATACATTAAGCCAAAAAGTTATCTTTGCCTGTGTGATTGTGGAAAAAATAAAATAATAAAAACAAGTAACTTAGTATGTAAAAAAACTACTTCTTGCGGATGTCTTAGAGCTGTCAATTCGCAAGATTATCAAGAAAAATTAAAAGAAAAACTCCTAAAAAATATAAAAATCGATGGTAATGGCTGTTGGATTTGGCAAAAATCTAAACATCGGCAAGGATATGGTAATTTTTGTTGTAACCGGAAAGTTTTATTGGCTCATAGGGTTTCATGGACTATTTTTAAGGGGAATTTAGATTTAGAGATTCTGGTTTGCCATACATGCGATAATCCCCCTTGTTGTAATCCAGAACATTTATTTCTAGGAACAGATAAAGATAATTCAATTGATGCTTTTTCAAAGGGAAGAATAAAAAGACATAAAGGAGAAAATCATGCACGCTCTAAATTTAAAAATGAAGATATTGAAAACATAAGAAGTTTAAAACGTGAAGGTAAAACACAAAAAGAAATAAGTGAAATGTATTCGGTAACAATAAGTGCGATTAAACACATTTTAAAAAAAAGAACATGGATCCATATTCCCTAATTTTGTATACAAATAATTCTTTGATAAGTTTATTCTAAAGTTAAATCGAGGTTCATATGAGTTATGGAATGCAGCAATCTTCCACAGGGTTTAATCCAACGTCTACTAATACTGGAATGATGAAAGAAAAGATTCCTTCAGGATATAAAAAAGGTGCGATTAATAATTTTACTCCTGAGCAAATGCAATTATTTCAGCAGATGTTTGGTCACGTAGGCTCAGATAGCTTCTTATCTAAGCTTGCGGGTGGTGATCAAGGAATGTTTGATGAGATTGAAGCTCCAGCATTAAGACAATTCGGTGAATTACAGGGTAATTTAGCCTCAAGATTTAGTGGAATGGGAGGACTTGGAGCACGTAAAAGCAGTGGATTCCAAAATACAATGAACTCGGCAGCTTCTAATTTCGCTCAACAACTTCAATCCCAAAGACAAGGCCTCCAACAGCAAGCATTACAAGACTTAATGGGATTTAGTAATACATTGCTTGGTCAAAGACCTCAAGAGACATCTTTGATTAAGAAACAGCCAAGTCAATGGGGTCAAATTGTAGGAAAATTAGCAGGGGGACTGCCTGGAGCAGTTGCTGGATATGCAGATGATGGATGGAAAGGGGCTGCTCAGGGTTTTGCATCAGGATTTGAGGCTTTAAATAAAGGAATGGGTGGATTTTAATGGTACAAATTTACGAAGAAAATAGAACACCTTCCTTTGTTCAAAGTATATTGGGAGGAATTAGTGAAGGTATAGCACCTGCAATTAAAAATTATCAAGCATCCCAAAAGAATAGACAAGCTAATCAAATGGCGAATGAATTATTAGGAATGGATGTTTCAGGATTAAATGAAAAAACCCGTGATCAATTGATTATTGATAGATTCAAAAATCAAGGGCAATTGGCTGAAAATGATGTTAGTTATCAAACAGTAAAGGAAAGATTTGGTGACAAGTTCGCAAATTTATATAAAGCTTCCCCTGAAGGCGCAAAAACCCAATTGATAACCCATGCACTAGATGCCATTCAAAGAGGAGATGATTTGTCAGGCCTTTTGGATATAGCTCAACCAAATGAAAATAATTCCGATGAACTACCTACTGTTTCTCCAAAAAAACCTCCTGGAATTACTCCTAAAGAATGGGCAAAACAAAAATCTACTCAACTTTATGATATAAATAAGCCAATATTAAAAGAGGCTGGAGAACTTAGAAAGAATCTACAAATGCAAGAACAAGCCATTGAAGATTTAATGGAGGCTTCTCCCCATGTAGGAATAAGAGATTGGGTAGCAGATTATTTTGATATTGAACCTTTCAGAAGTGAATCAGGAGCTAAATTTAAAACAGCTGTAAAAGACTTTTTTCTTTCAGACATCTCTCGTGTGGGCGCGCGTCCGAATCAGTGGGTTGAGAAACAATTATTATCTGCGCTTCCTGTAGCTGGAAGATCTCCAACATCCAATATGATAACCACAGCTGGATTAAGATTTAAAAAGGACCTATCTAAAAAGCGTTTAGAAATCATTGATGAATTGAGTGACAAATATGGATATTCTGAAATTGATTTAGACAAAACTGCTAATAAAATGATGAAATCCTATGTGGTGGAAAGACAAAAGCTTTTAGAAAATGAGATTAGAGATATTAAAAATCGTGAAAGTAAGCTATCAGGAAGAAAGGTTAGAGTTACTGATCAAACTGGTCAAGCATATGAAATCGATGAAAGCGAAGTTGAGCTTTTACCAGAAGGTTATTTAATACAATGAAAGTTCCTCTGACTCTAAAAAAAATACAAACATCTTTTCAGCAACCGGAAATTTATAATGAGAATGATGATGTACCTGAAACTAAAGATAAAAAGCCTCAGCCAATATCTTTAAGAAAAATAGAAGACGAACCTTCTTTTACAGGCAATGAAGATTACGATAACTATATTCGTTCAGCATCACAAATTCCTCAAGGAATAGCTGAAGCCACACCACCAGGAATAGCAGCAGGTTTATGGCAATTACTTGGGCAAGGTGAGGTTTTAGATCCTGAAGAAATTGAGCATATTAAAGCAATTTCTGAACGTGAAGGAATTCCATTTGATGAAGAAAAGTATATGGAAGCTGCACAAAATGCTCTTGGATCAGTTCCTACAGTATCAAATATTGCACGTGGCATTGAAGAAAGAACGGGGTTACCTTTAGAGGCTAAGACTGACATTCAAAAACGTGTTAGATTAGCTTCAACTGCTGGTAAATTTCAACCTGGAACAGTAGCACAAAAGGCAGTAGCTGCCGGAGTTGCTCCACTTGCTAAAGAAGGGCTCAAACGAGCAGGAGTTCCTGAATTTCTTGCTGAACCTGCCTCTTTGGGTGTATCAAGCATTGCAGGGTCAAAAGCTCCAAAGATTGATGTTACAAAAGCAAAAAAACCTTCTGGATTAACAACAAGACAATTTGAAAAATTAGAAAAACCTGTTGAAGTTTCCGAAAAAAAAATAAAACAAATTGATCAAAAGCTTGAGTCTGATTTTAGAGATATTGCCAGTGATATTATTGAGAAGTCTCCAATCAATGAAACTCATTCAGAGCTAAAAAATGACGTAGGATTTAAACTAGCTGCGGAAGAAGCTTTTGAAAAGGTAGACAAACTTGCTGAAAGCATTAATGAAAAGGTTGATTTAAAAGATCTTAAAAAAGATCTCGCAAACAGAGCCTCCAAAGAAAATAAATCTGGAATTACAGAGTTAGAATTTGATAAAGAATATAACAAAAACATTAAACAATTTATTAAAGATACTAAGGGAAAAGATGCCTCAATGAGTGAAGTTATTCGCCAATATAGAAAGAACAACGAAGCCTATGGCAAGTCATGGGAATCAGGAAAATCCACTGATTATAACGTAGCTAAAAGAGAATCTTTATTAGATTATAATAGAACCATTGCAGATATGATTGAGAAAAAATTTCCAGATACTGAGTTTTCAAATCTATTTAAATCCAGCAATGAAAAGTGGAAAAAAATCATGGATGCTGAGGCAGTTGATGCCTATGTGAATGATATATTTGATGGTAAAATAAATTATAAAAAGTCAGGAGAATTTTTTAATAAAAAACAGAAACAGATATTCAAAAGAGCATTAGGTGATGAGGGATATAAAAACTTCGAACAGTTAAATAAAGATTTCATGTCCACTGAGAAAGCTTATAAAATGATGAAAGTGGCTAAAGAAAAAGGATATGTAGATTTAGCTAAAACGGGTATTTCTTATCTTATTCATCCAAAATTAGCTGCCACAAAAGTGGGAATTGGTATGGCTAAGGGAGCATATCAATCGCTTTGGCAATCTTTATTGGATAAACCTCAAATGGCGGTAATTTGGGACAAAGGAATTAAAGCATTTCAGAAGGGTGATTTTTCTACAGCTGAAAAACAATTCAATAAAATGGAAGAATCTAGAGTTAAAGCATTTAAAAAATTCAAAGAAAATAAGTCTGATCAATCCAAATAGCTAAATGGGTCATATCCTATCAACTCGCAAATAATCCAAAAAGCAAAGCAAGCTATAAATCCAATCATTACTTATCTCCTTCTCGAGTACCATGATTTGCATATTTAAGATGTGATTTAAAATCAGCATCCTGTCTTTCAAGTTTTCCATGAAAGTCTTTAGTTTCTTTTTTTATTTCATCAATAACTCGCATAACATGAAGAAAATCTGTTCTACTTTGTCTTGTTGCCCATAAGAACATTCCTAAATTAGCTCCTACTATTGTAGATACTTGTAACCAATCCATTATTCATCCCCGTATTTGTTTAAGGTTAAAGGCGCATAATCTTTCCAATTATTAGAAATTTCAGAGCATTTATCTTTACATTCTGACCAAAAATCACAAATATGGGATTGCAGATTTCTTTCTACTTGATGAAGTTTTATACTAAACATAAAAATATCCCATCCCGAATAAATTCTTATAATTTCTTTTGACATGTGTTTTGTGTGACAAAATCCTAATCTGTACGCTTCAAGAACTTTTAAAGCTCTCCAATCATCAATGTATTCTTGATCGTTTGTTTTTATCTGAGAGAGTTCTTTTTTATAATTTTCTTTCCAATCTTCTATGCAAGATTCTTTTACATCATCAAAAATATTTTTTTGTCTATCTACTATATGGCATTCTATTTCAGGAAATTTATTTTCGATGGCTGTTTTTACTGGTAATAAATTTTTATTCATTTCTTATTCCTTTCTTCTAATTTTTCTATTCTCTTAAATGTTATCCAATGTAAAAGCATATTCATTAAAATAGAAATTGGTATTAAAATTAGTAAGATTATTTCAATCATTTTTTATTTTTTTCCTCGATAGCGCAAAGTCTTCCATGAAAATCTTTCATTTCAGTTTGAATAGAAGTTATCATTTGTTTTGTCCAGGATTCTAATGCTCTATGATCAGCACGTGATTCAGTTCTTACCCATAAAAATAAAACAATATTCGATCCAATTATTGCTAAAACTTGCTCCCAATCCATTTTATTCCTTTATCAAAGTATTGTGACTATTATAACTCATTAAACCTAACCTAATTGTCTCTGACTTAGAGATCCTATAGGAACATGTTTTCCCATTTCCTGTTTTAAATGCAGCCAGATATCCACGTTTAATCATATTCTGAACTGTATTAGGATGAACTCCTATATATTCAGCAAATTCCTTAACCTTAAGGAAGTCTTTTTCTTCATATTTCATGACTTTATTATATCAATTTGTGTTAATAAGTGAAAGTAAATGAAATTATTTGACAAATACCAAAATTTAATTCATTGTGAACTTTAAATTTAAATTTGAGGCGCACAATGGGCATGGCAGTAGGTATAGGTGGATTAATTTCAGTTCCCCCAGCAGCAATTAGAGGACATGGAGTTCCTCCAGAATCATTCAAAGCTCAGCTTGGTCAAATGTATTTTGACATGGATACTTCTCCCCCAACTTTATACATTTATAACGGATTAACTTGGGATGCAGGTGGAGATTCTGAAGCGACAACAACCTCTTTTGGAAGTGTTCAACTAGCTACTTTAGCAGAACTACAAACTGGATCTGCTCCAGCGGGTGCATATGTTCCAACTGCAAATGATGTAGCAACTGTTATCGCAGGTGTTGTTGCAGGTGCTGTTCCCCCAGCTACAGAAACACAAGCGGGTATTGCCCAAATCGCAACTCAAGTTGAAACAGATGCAGGAACAGATGATACAACAATTGTAACCCCTCTAAAACTTACCAATTTTATTGGTGCTAGTGGAGCTCCAGGTTCATTTACAGATCTTACCGCTACTGGAGCAGTTTCTTTTACTGGTGCAACTGGCGGTATCACAATGACATCCGCAACAGCTTCAAGTTTTGGGACAACAGGTGCAGGCATAGATCTTACTCTTTCTAGTGCAGCCGGTCGAGTAGTTGTAAATGGTGAAGAAGCAGCAGCAGATGCTGTAAGAGTCCTATCTGCGGCCGGTGGTCTCGATGTAGATGTAGCTCTTCAAATGAACCTCACATCTTCGCAAAATGCTGTAGATGCAGTTCGTATTCTTGCTAGTGCAGGCGGTATTGATATTGATGCAGTGGGAGCCGCCACAGAAGATATTAATATTACAAATACTGGCGGATCTATTGTTCTTCAATCAACAGAAAGCGCTGTAGACTCAATCGATATTATTTCCACAGCTGGGGGTATTAGGCTTAGAGCAACAGGAGCAGCTGCTACAGAGGATATTTCTCTGACTGCAACAGGAAGCTCTATTGTTCTTAGTGCTACTGAGGCAGTTTCAGATGCGATTAATATTGATGCGACAGCAGGTGGAATTGATGTTGATGCAGCTGGTCAAATTAATATCGCAACATCGCAAAGTGCTGCGGATTCGATAGTTATTGAATCAACTGCGGGAGGTATTGATATACTTGCATCAGGTGCAGCAGCCGGAGAAGATATCGATATCATAGCAACAGGATCAAGCGTTAATATAACTTCGACAGAAAACGCAGCCCAAGCCGTCTATCTAAGAGCAAATGGTGGCACGTCAGAAACAGTTCAAATTCATGCTGACCAAGGTACAGGGGCTGCAAGTGTTCTTGTTTTATCAGATGTTGGCGGTGTTACAATCCAAGGTGGATTGTCTTCAGCTGATGCAATTAATATTGTAGCCTCGGGGGTAGGAGGAGGGATTGATATTGATGCAGGAACAGCAGGATTTATAGTAGATACAACAGGCGGGATTTCATTGGATGCCGCAGCGGCTTCTAATTTTACTGCCACTGGCGCTTTCGATATCACAATTCAATCAACATTAGGAAGCATCTTATTAAATGCTGGTGAAGCAGCAGCCGATGCAATAAACATTGATAGCACAGGTGGTTTTGATTTAGACGCTGCTCTACAGATTAATATTGATTCTGCACAAGCAGCAGCTACGGCAGTCCGTATTAATGCAAGTAATGCGGGTGGTGGTATCGATATAGATGCGGGAACTACAGGGATAGCAATTGATACTACGGGAGCCTTTAGCATAGATGGCGCAGCCGCTTCAAATGTGACTACTACAGGAGCGGGCATTGATTTAACATTATCCTCAGTTTTAGGGTCTGTGCTTGTTTCATCTACTGAAAACGCAGCACTTGCTATTAGATTACATGCTAATGGTGGAACAAGTGAAACAATCCAATTACATTCCGATCAGGGGACTGGAGTAGGGTCTATCAATCTCTTGTCAGATGTTGGAGGTATAACACTAACGGCGACAGGCCTTGCAAGTGCGGATGCAATAAATATCGAGGCTCCAGCGGGTGGTATCGATATGGATTCTGCTTTGCAAACTAATATCGCTTCTTCTCAAGCTGCTGCAACAGCCGTTCAGATAACTGCATCTAATGGTGCAGGGGGAATCACTTTAACTTCCGGCACAGGGAATATTAATGCAGCTGGAGGTCATCTTGCTATTACATCTGTTGCAAAAACTCTTCTTGTTAATGGAGGAGCAGTTACAGACTTTATCGGAACGGCTACTTTAACAGGGGGCCAAGTCGTAATAGCTAATACAAATATTGCGACAGGTGACGTTATTCTCATGGAAAGAACGGCCGTTAATGCCTCTACTGCTTTAGGAATCCTGACCTACACGATTAGTAACGGTGCTAGCTTTACTGTTACCTCAATGGGTGTAACTACGGCTACGCAATTGGCTGCTGATGTGTCTTCATTTGTTTATTTTATCGTTCGTCCAACGTAGTATTTAAATTTAAAATATGATATTAAATCAAATGAATCACCTGTTGAAGAAACTAAAACCGAATAGGTAAATATGGCAATAGATAATAGCGCAATAGCTGTCGCTGCACCGGAGCTGATTACCACAATGGATGGTACTAATAAACTTATTGGGAGTCTTGTTGCTAATCCTACAATCATTATTTTTGATAATCAAAGCACCACAAGTGTGGTTTTATCAATTAATGATGTGCAATGGAAAACTTTTACAGGAGCTGGGGCTCTCGTATTAGATTTAAGAGCAGCTCATGGAAATGCTACCAATTACTCGTTTAGAGTAGGTGATACATTTTTTGGTAATGGAGCTGCAAATGGAAGTTTTTCTATCTCTTATTTATATGCCCAAAACTTTTGAGGTGATTTATTAGCCAAATATATAAAACACTATCTTCTGGGGGACCAATCCCACCTGTTATACCAACCTCTTTTGTAACTCAAAACGGAACTGCAGTTCCGGCAGCAAACATACTTTTAGTAAATGCAAATGATTCCACAGAAAACAATGATAATGGAATCATAACTAAAGGTGGCGTGGTTGGAACGGGAACAGCAAACGAAGTAGATATAGTTATTACTAATAGAGTTCAAGGCAGCGCTACAACTATAGGGGCGGCTACATCTACGATAATAACTTTTACGCCTACAGTTATAGGAACTTATGCATTTGAATTTAGACTAGCAGCTTACAATACTACAAGTTTACTTGGCTCAGGAGCCAGTTTATTTGGAGCAATCAGATTTGATGGAGTAAATTCAAACGTATGTGATCTTTTCGATGAAATAAATAATGATGAAGGCGCTATGACAGGGACAAATCTTGCTGTGATTTCTTCAGGTGCAAGTATGCTACTTCAAGTTACTGGATATGCTGCACAAACCATTAATTGGTCGGCAGTTGGATTATATACATTTGTGGGGGTCTAATGGCTGGATCAAAAAATGATGTCGTCGTAGGAAAAAATGCAGACTTTAGTCAAGCAGGTGCGCCTAATGCAACTACATCTGAAGCAAATGGTCTAGCAACTAATGGCCAATTATGGATAGGAACCACCGCATTAAATGCAGGTGGGACTCATGTTAATGTTGGTTTATTAACTTCTCCAAATGGAAGCATCACATTTGGGTATTCATCTCCTAATATCACTGCTCAAGTAACAGGTGGTTCAACTGTGGGGCAGACCATTACCGGAGATACTGGAGGTGCTTTAAGCCCTACAGCTGGAAATTGGAATATATTAGGCCAACAGTCAGGAACAATTCCTGTAGTGGATACCATTGGGACAGCTCCAAGTACTTTGAGAGTGGAAGACAGAACTTGGAATACTTCTTTGGTTGTAGATCCTTCAGCTACTGTTGGTTTGAGAGGAACTTTTCAAACTATAACAGCAGCATTAGCTGCAGCGGTATCTGGTCAAGACATCTTTATTAGACCGGGAACTTATACAGAAAATTTAACATTGAAAGCTGGTGTTAATTTAACATCATTTTTATGCGATTCTTCTCCATCAAATAATGCCGGGGTTTCTAGCACAATAATCATTGGTAAATTGACATGTACTTATTCAGGAACGGTTGGAATTTCAGGATTAGAATTAAGAACTAATTCAGATTTCTGTATAGAAAGTACCGGTGCTAATGAAGCTTATTTAAATGTGTTTAAATGTAATATCAATGCACTAAATAATACAGCTATCAATGGTACTAACGCAAACTTTAGACCAAAGTTTACAGAATGTACTGGAAATTTAGGAACAACAGGCATAGCTTTATTTACTTTTTCTACAGCGGCATTGCCAAATTTTAATAACTGTAATTTTACGAATATCGGAAATTCAGCAACTGCTTCTACTATAGCTGGTGGTCAGTTGCAAATGAATAACACTCGTTTTGAGTCTTTTTCCATAACAACTTCTTCAACTGCTACTTTAAGGCTTTACAATTGCGTATTTGAGAATAGCAATCTTATTGCTATTACCCATGGTGGAGGAGATTCTTTTTGTTATGGATGCACATTTGCTTCCGGAACTGCATCTGCTGTATCTGTAGGATCAGGTTCAACTTTAAGATTGGTAGATTGTCAAATAACTTCTACTAATACAAATGCAGTGACAGGCTTAGGTCAAGTAAGATATTCAGGATTAGTGTTCCCAGATGCTTCCTCTTTAATCAATACAACAACACAAGTTCCAAATGTAAGGTCTAATGATGCTGTAACAATTGTAACTCCAGGTGCTTACCCCTATACTACAATTCCTCAAGATGCGGTTATTTTAGTGGATTCTTCTTCAGCAAGAACAATAGTACCTCTTGCATCCCCATCTACTGGCCAAGTTCATAGGATCAAAGATAATGTTGGGTCAGCAGGAACAAATAATATTACCATCACCCCTTCAGGAAAAAATATTGATGGAGTGGCTTCATTTGTAATTGCAACTAATTGGGGAAGTGCGGATATCGTGTATAACGGAACGCAATGGAATTGTTTATGATTATAAAATATAAATTAGGATTTTTTTATGGCAAATGTAGGGAAAGGGACAACAGGAACAGTCCTTCAAGGCGCTGGAACTGGATCAAGTCCTAAATTTTCAACTGCTACATATCCAGCAACTGCGACTGGCACAGGAACAATTCTTAGAGCTGATGGAACAAATTGGGTCGCTAGCACTGCAACCTACCCGAATACTGCAGGCACTTCAGGAAACGTACTGACATCTGATGGAACAAATTGGGTAAGTTCTGCTGCTTCTTCATCAGTATTTTATAATGGTTATTTAGCAACTGGATTAGCTGGGAATACCCCAGTCGATTCAACAACATATTATCCTTTTCAAAGTTCTGGATTAATTGGAAATACATCATCATCATCGACTCCTAATCGCGTATATGTCACTACTGCTTTTACCCTAAACAAAGTATATGGAGTTTTTACAGTTGGTGGAACTTTAGGATCTGCAGAAAATGTTATAGTGTTTGTTAGAGTGAATGACACGACTAATACGAATATTTCCAGTACGGTTCAATTGACATCTGCAACAGTCGCTTTTAACAATACTTCATTGGGAGTTGCACTTTCTCCTGGAGATTTTTTTATGTTTGGCTTTACTTGCCCTGCATGGGTAACAAATCCAACAACAGTGAATTTCATGGTAGGATGGTCTAGCTAATCACATTAAAAAGGAAAAGAATATGAAATTTATCAGTTTGTTTCTTTTAACAACAATAATGGGATGCTCATCTGAAGATATTCAAAATCCTGAACCTAAAAATTTGCCACTAGAAAAAGAAATAAATAAAATCAAACAACACCCTATTATGAAAAAGGTAAGTGATGGACAAAAAAATTAAAGCCATTCAAAAAAAAACTAAATCATTAGCCAAAGATGAATCTAAACTTCTTAAAGCTGATAAGAAGATGGATAAAAAAATGGCTAAATGCGATATGAAAATGGCTAAAAAAAAGTAATTTAATTCGATTGGTTGATAAAAGGGATCACTTCGGCTCTTTGAGGTGATCCCTGTTTTAATTCCTCTAGCTCTATCTTTATTTTATGACAAAGATCTCTTAAGATCTCTACTTCTTCCTGAATCGTAGAAAATCTAGCGAATAAACCTTTCTGAACATTCTGACACTTCTTATCTAAAATTCTGAAATCTTTTTCAATTAATGTAATATCTAATTTAGTTGCTGGAGTTTTGTGTTTTTCTAAGTCTAAAAAGTCCAATTGAATCGCAATTGTCATAGGATGTTATTCTTACTTTAAGTTTTTTAAAAATTTCGTGTCGTTGGGACGAAATTTTATCTAGAACTAAATTTATATTCCACTGAAAGGAATTTTTATGTAGATTATGAAAAAAAAGTTTATAGGTAAAAAAATGGAATCCATAAAACAAAAATCTAAAGTGAAAAAAGTGATGAAAGAATTCAAAGAAGGCGATCTTCATTCTGGATCTAAAAAAGGACCTCTTGTTAAAAATCCTAGACAAGCTACCGCAATTGCAATGAGCGAAGCTAAAATCAAAAGGAAGAAATGATCCAAGATGGATGGGGATATGGAAAATCTAACTATTGGCCGTATGTAGCAAAAAAGGTTGCTAAAGATGAATCTGAAGAATGCGAACATATAGATAACCAAGACTTATTAGTTAAAATTAGATATATGTACGACCCCAATTCATATAATGTGAAAATAAAGGTAAGATGCGCTTCTTGTTTTGAGACTTTTCCTAAAACTTCACAAAAAGTAAAGCAGAAGTTCTTGGAATTCTACGGAAAATAACTATATTTTTCATACATATGAAAACCTAATTTCGTGTATACGATATCGATACATGCACACAAAACAGGGATTTTAATGTATAAATATATTCTCATAGCTTTCGTATTCATAACACTTCAAGCTTTTAGTAGTGAAAGATGTGAATTTTCCTTAAATGATTTTATCAATCATCATTCTAGTACAAAGGTTACAGTAAAACCTCGTGCTATGGTAAAAATATTCGAAGATAGTAAGCAAAGTTTTCTTGAAGAAGCAAAATTTGCAAGGATATCGGCAAATAAATATTTTATCGAAGCTGAAAAATATTCAAATTTTTCTTTTAGTTTAGATATTCAAGAGCAAATCAAAGCACTAACAAGTTCATCGATTGGAACTTTTCTTATACAAAATCCTAAAGAAAAAATCTTAGTCGTTGCTTTATCAGTGATAGGAGATTGTGCGGCTCAGTATGTGTCAGGAGCTTATGAAAACTATAGTAATTTTAAACGAAATATTGGATTAGCTGCAGCTGAATTAGAAAGATGTAACGCAGCTTTGAGCATGTCTATGGGAGCATCCCTATTTATTCATCATAACCTAACTTATGAAGATTATTATCTTGAAATTTCAGAAAACGTTGAAAGTTCTATAAACTATTTGATAATAGTAGAAATGTATGCAGCATTAATGGAAAAACCTCTTGATAGCTATGCTCTTTCAGCTAAAATTCAAGTGATTAGAGAAAGTATGGTTAAGGAAATACAAAACTTTGGGCGTATAGTTACAAAGCATTCTCATAAAATTAATTCGTTAATGGAAAATCTCCCTGAAATACTTGCAGAATGCAACCCAATAGACCGAGGATTAACCACTGAAATTTACTATACACTGAAGACAGTTCTTAAGAAAATAACGATAGCAGAAAGAAGGCTAGAAATTGGGTGAAAAAGTAAAAAATAATTTACATAAATTGTTGTATTGTATACGGTGAATTCAAGAAAAGAACCTCCTTACTCTTTTCTTTTTAACATCCATCTATCCCCAAAGATTTAGGTCTCTGGGGATTTTTCATCTTTTAAAGTCACGATCCAAGATTCTATTGGAGCTTTTCTATATAGGTCTAGTTCTACATTTTTAAGCTCTGGGATACGTGCATACTCCACTGGACCTTTGCGGATGTATTTTGTAAGTTTAAGGCCATCTCCATGCGCGGATCTATTATTAGCCAGGAAAATGAGTTCTTGTTTGACTCTATTTTTTTCGTTCTCGATTTCGATAAGTTGTTGTTTGATCTCAAGCTCTTTGTATTGCAAATCTCGATATTTTCCAGATGA